GCTCATGTAGCAGCCCCAGGTGAACTTGCTTGGAATTCTGAGGAAGGCACCCTAGACTTAGGTCTTGATGGTGAAGTCACACTACAGGTTGGACAAGAGCAGTTAGCTTTTGTAAGAAACCTAAGTGGTACTACAATTACTAACGGTACTGTAGTTCGGGTAACGGGGGCCAGCGGTAATAAAATTACCATTGACCTTGCGAGTAACGTGTCAGAAGGGGATTCAAGTAGTACCTTTGCCGTTTCCACTCAAGTTATTGGCAACAACTCCTCTGGCTATGTTACCTTTACAGGGCTTGTAAGGGATCTTAACACAAGCGCTTTCACGGAAGGTGCACCTATTTGGTTGGGCGTTTCTGGGCAGTTTACACAAACTGAGCCTGTTTCACCAAACCACTTAGTGCATGTTGGTTGGGTTGTTCGCTCTCATGCAACTGAAGGTTCTATTTATGTAAAAATAAATAATGGCTGGGAGTTAGAAGAGCTACATAACGTAAACATTACCTCTGTGGCCACTAATAACATGTTACGTTGGAATGGTACTGTCTGGGTTAACGACGTAAGTACTACAGACTTTGATGAAGCTGGAGCGGCTCTAGCCCTAGCAATCGCTCTAGGTTAAGGATAGAAACCATGGCAAATACTTTTAAAAATTATACGGCAGCTTCGGTGGGGGTCACCCCTGCAACGGTCTACACTGTACCGTCTGCAACAACTTCAGTAATGATCGGGATGACTCTTGCTAACGTGAGCGCTTCTCAGATTACTATTGATGTTCAGTGTGCGGGGGTTTACCTCGTTAAGGGGGTGGCTATTCCTGCGGGAGCTGCCCTGAGTGTAGTAGATGGTAAGATCATCTTGGAAACAACAGATGCAGTTATTGTTACTGCTAGCACTGCTGCTTCTGTAGATGTTATTATCTCGGTCTTGGAGCAAAGCTAATGAGCAAGCAATCAGAATTAGTTGGCCTAGCTAGGACGACAAACCTTGACGAGGTTAATGCTGCTTATAGTGCAGGTGCTTTGAGTAATCGTAACTTGATTATCAATGGTGAGTTTCTTGTCTGGCAGCGCTCAGACAACGGATACAACGGTGGGGGTAATGCATACCTTTCAGCGGATAGATTTTCGACTACTAGGGGTAGGATCAGAAAGCCTAACACAAACGGTAACACGGGTGAGGACAACAGAGGAGCTGTATTCGACACTATGGATAACAATGTTTACTGCCACTTTGATTACGCTGTAGAGGATGTGGGTCAGAAGCTACATGGCAAAACAATGACATTCTCTTTTTATGCCAAAGTTCTTAGTGGTTCCGACAGTCTTTATATAGAAGGCCCAGATGGAGATGGATTCTACTTCGGTGGTAATGCAGTTATACAACTTACCTCAAATTGGAAGCGCTACACGTTTACTGGAACTGTTGTCTCTACGGGTGCTTCTGGTGGCGTAAAAATGCCTCGTTGGTACTTAAATGCGTCAGGTTCAGCCCTCCCTCGCATGATTCAGATTGACCAAGTCCAACTAGAAGTGGGGCCAGTAGCTACACCGTTCGAGCATCGCTCATATGGGGATACTTTGGCGCAATGTCAGCGGTATTACTGGCAGACTTCTAGTCCAAATGGACATCCGTATAATGGGGGATACCTTGCTGTAAGGTACACTGGAAACCTGAACCAGTACGGAGCGGTGATTGATCTTCCTGTTGCGATGAGAACCCTCCCGACAACCACCCACTCTCTCGCAAGTGTTCACAAGCCTAACATTATTTTAGAGGCCATCTCTTCTGCATCTACGTACTCTGAGAGGGCAGACGCTGTGGCAATTGCAGTTACGCCAGTAACAGACCACGGCACAGGTGTCGCTGGCCTCTACCCTTACGGTGGGAACATCACAGCAGATGCGGAGTTATAATTATGAATGATATAAACATTTCAGCAGCACAGTACGTTGCAAACACTCTGTCAGGCACTAACACATCCATCCAAGCCACCATAGACGGCCAAGAGATGTCAGTCCCACTGGACCCAGCTAACCGTCACTATGCTGAAATCCTCAAGCAGGTTGAAGCTGGTACACTCACAATTCAGGAGGCTACATAATGGCTGGCTATATTGGCTCACGGGCTTCTGTTGTCTCCTCTGGAGCAGAACGCAAGAAGACCTTCGACATCACCACGACAACCACAGTCCTCACTGGATTGTCCTACACACCAACATTCGTACACTTGTTTCACAATGGTGTCCGTCTCGTAGATGGCACTGACTACACAGCGACTGACAGCACAAGCATCACGCTGACTACTGCTGCTGAGAATGGCGACCAAGTTGTTGTCGTGTCGTATGCTACGTTCCAAGCTGCGGATGCCTATACGAAGTCTGAGACTTACACGAAGGCTGAAGCTGACGCTGGGTTCGTGAGTGATCCTAATGGCGCTGTTACTGTTGATGGTAGTGGGAATGTTGGGATTGGGACGGCTGCGCCTAGTGCTAAAATGGGAATAAACGCAGCTGCGCCAGACTTCACATTTCTACAGTCCGATGCTGTTAAGTATAGAATGGGTGTCTCAAATGTAACAAATGGTGGAGTAACTGGCTCTGCGTCTGGTGATTACTTTGCTAGAACATCTGGCGGCAAAATGATGTTTAGCACGAATGACGGTGTTACCGCTCATGCAACCATCGACAGCAGCGGTAACGTGGGTATCGGTACGGCAACTCCTGCTAGCTACAATGCTGCTGGACAGAATTTAGTTATCTCAGACTCAGCGGGTGCATCGGGCTTAACCATTGCATCATCTACAACTGGTAGTGGCCACATACTCTTTGCTGACAGCACAGTTGGTACAGGTGCTTATGACGGGCTTATTCGATACGATCACCCAACGCAATCAATGCGATTTGGTGTTAATGCTGGTGCAGAGCGTATGCGCATCGACTCTGCTGGCCGTGTCACTATGCCGTATCAGCCAGTTATATCTGGTCAGATTGGCACAGCTATGACAATCCCTGCGGCACCTCAACTGCTTGATTTTAACGAGTTTTGGTCCTCTGTGGGCATAACATATAACTCTACAACCAGACGCTTTACCGTGCCTGTGGCTGGAAAGTATAGAATAACAATAAACCCGTTCTGGAATCAAGGTGCGGGGATTGGGCGGTTGATGGTGGGGGTTAATAATGATGCCCCTGTCCAATCAACCCACTATGGTCACACTTATAAAGGTTCTAATGACTATGAGACTGGGTGTATCAACTCTGTCGTGTCCCTTTCTGCTAATGATTATGTAGTTTTCAAACTGTTCCAAGGCGCACTTTACAACACTTTGGATGACAAATTTAATCAGTTTTCAATACAGCTCATTGGCTAACCCACCCCTACAAACAAAAGGAGGCAACAACATGCCTAGCATCACAATCACACTGACTGAGACACAGTATAAAGGTCTTGAGTATGCCGCCCTGTCACCCGAAGAGTGGGCCATCAACGCCGTCACAGAACGCTGCCGCATTGCCAACGACGAGATCGTGCAGCTAACTGTCCAGCACTGCCTAGACAACGGCGAGGCCATCCCGCTAACCCGTGAAGCTATCGTCGCACACGCCTTTGAACACGGTGTCGTCAAGACTTCAGTAGAACGTCAAGCAGAGGCAGAACTAGCCCAGCAGGTGCTGTAATGAGTGGATACATCGGCACACAGCCAGTCCCCCAAGCCACCCAAACGAGGCAGACATTTGTAGCCACAGCGGCACAGACTAGCTTTGCTACAGGTGGCTACAGTGTGGGCTATCTCGACGTCTTCCTCAATGGCGTTAAACTGCAAGACGGCGTGGACTACACAGCGACTAACGGTTCAGACATCGTGCTGACTGTTGGTGCTGCGCTGGATGATACTCTGGAGGTCGTGGCGTATACTGCGTTTGAAGTGTTGGACCAGACGTTCACAGGGACGACTACAGTTGATACTTTGGCGGTTACGGGTGCAGCTACACTTGCGAACCTTACTGTAAACGCAGCTAACTCTACCTTCAACGGTGCTGTTGGTATCACGTCTGCGGCGGGTGCTGGTATTACAGAAGGACTACTTATTGATTACAGCACAAACCTTGCCAGATTTTTAACATACGATAGTTCTACTGGTTCAGAGATCGCAATGTATACTCAACCATCTGGGGGTAGTACCACGGAGCGTTTAAGGGTCAACAGCAACGGTGCTGTAATCGTCGGCCCAGCAGCAGCAGGTTCCGCAGGTGCAGGTGATATCGTTGTCAACGGCGGTGTCTACCTCGGTGGAACTGGTGCAGCCAATAAGCTGGATGATTACGAGGAGGGGACTTGCCAGTTAGTTCATGGTGGTGTCAACATGACAGGCGCTTCACATTATGAAAAAGTAGGTAGGCTAGTTACAGTGCATTTTGACGTTACTTCAGGTGCAGGTTCAACCACTACAAATGTTATTTATGGTTTGCCTTACGCTTTTGAAGCCCCAAACGGAACCGTCCACGTCGGTTACACCACCGCCGCTGCAACAATTGTAGGTGGGTATGCCTCGAACACCGATTTCCGCTTTATTACTGGGGGCGCTGCAAGTGCGACGAATTTGGCGGCTGGTGAAAGAGTAATCGGAGTCGTTACTTATAAAACAGTAACATAACCACCCCTGTTGGATCACAGGGTAGTCAGGTGGCAACAACGCCACGATAAACACAAGGAGCCTCACAATGGCACTAACAGAACGCACTATCATCGACAAATACGAGATACAAGGCTACGAAGGTCGGTATTCGGTTACGTCTGATGGCAGGGTTTGGAGCCACCCCAAAGGCACAAACACAAAGAACGGTAGATGGTTGTCACTAGATAACTCAGGACGATACCCTGTCGTTAGCTTAGTGAAGGATGGGCAAAAGAAACGCCACCTTGTTCACCGAATTGTTGCTCAGGCCTACGTAGTAAACCCTGACGGGCTACCTCAAGTCAACCATATCAATGGTGTCCGTGATGACAACCGTGTTGAAAACCTTGAGTGGGTTACTGCAAGCGACAACCGTATCCATGCTTGGGAGACAGGGCTGCAAGAGGCCACGGAGTCTCACAGACTATCTGCAAAAAAGGCTGCTAAAGACCGTCGTTTGTTTGACGACCAGACTGTTGTTGATATCCGTTCCAAGTACGAAACGGGGAACACTTCGCAACGCAAACTGGCCGTAGAGTACAAAACTTCACAGGCTGTTATCCAGTACATCACCTCTCACAAACTTTACAAGGAAGTCGCATAATGGCCAATCTTACAGAACGTACCGTTATTGATAAATATGAAATTGTAGGACTCCACAAGCACATCCAATGTCGTCACGCCACAATCATCGAACGTGATGGCGTAGAGATCAGCCGTAGCTACCACCGCCACGTCATTGCACCCTCAGACGACGTGACAGGGGAGCCACAAGAGGTTCAAGCATTGGTAGCACTGATGCACACCCCAGAGGTCATTGCAGCGTATGAGGCCCATGTGTCAGAAGATCCTATGAAGCCTGTGAAGCCTATGAAGCCTATAAAGCCTGTGAAGCCAACGTGGCTGCGCAAGCGGAGGGTATCTAATGTCTAAAGCAAGAGGACTAGCCGATCTAGGCAACGTCTACAGCGATGGCGCTTTGAGTAATCGTAACTTGATTATCAACGGTGGGTTTGACGTGTGGCAGCGTGGAACCTCATTCTCGCCCAACCCAGTACGCTTCGGGGCAGATAGGTTTGCGGCGTATAATGCTGGGGCATCCGCTGGCGACTATGCCCGTTCCACCGACACTCCCGCAGGTCAAGGCTTTACCTATTCTGGATACTTCAACGGTGCAGATATTCGGCATTCTATTGAGTTGCCTGTCGCTGGAGAGCGAGGCGTGTTTATTGACGGATCGCAGTGGACACTGTCGTTTTGGGTTAAAGCAGGGGCAAGTGGAACATCAACCGTAAATCTCGGATGGGCCGATGGCGTATCAGCCAGTAGCTTGACCTACTGGGGGTCTGCTAAGAATTACTCCTACAGCACAGCATGGGAAAAGAAGACCATTACATTTACAGTGGGCGGCAGCATTACTGGCGCACATGCCGCCGTGCTGTTGTATATAGACGCAGTTGCAGGTCTTTATATTACAGGCGTACAACTAGAAGTAGGCGACACGGCTACCCCGTTCGAGCATCGCAGCTATGGGCAGGAACTGGCTTTGTGTCAGCGCTACTTTGAGAAGAATTTCAATGTATTTGATGCGCCTGTTGCGGGTTTAGCGTTGCCAGACAGGGTTAGTGGGATGGCTTATGCGGGTAGTGCGTACGGGTTTAATCTAAACTTTTCTGTAACAAAAAGGGGTCTCCCAACTATGGTTTATTATAGAGGGGATACCACAGGAATTGCTAGTTCTGGTACAGTGTGTAGATACACTGGGTCGGTCTGGGTAGAAGAAGCCATTTCTGGTGCTGGACGACAATCAACTCAGTTTATTGCCCAAGACGTTTCCACCAGTGGCCTTACGGTTGGCTACACATACCTCGTTCAAGTAGGGTTTACAGCAGATGCAGAGTTATAATCATGAATGATATGAACGTAACAGCAGCGCAGTACACGGTTGACACCTTGTCAGGTACTACTTCAGGCATCAAAGCAACCATTGACGGAACTGTAATGTCAGTCCCACTAGACCCAGCTAACCGTCACTACGCAGAGATCATGCGGCAGGTCGAGGCTGGTACTCTGGTAGTAGCTGCGGCTGAAACTCCCGAATGATGTCGTGTGGCCTGTTAAGCCGACTTGACGTGACGCAGTTGCTTTTCCGCGTTAAAAATGACAATATGCGCCCAACACATTGGAGCAGACAATGACAACTTTCACATACAGCAACCCCACCGTCGGTGGCTCCGAGGATACTTGGGGGACGACCTTGAACGCCAACTGGACGGCGCTCGGCAACTTTATTGGCACGCTGGATAGCGCGGAGCTTAGCACCTTGAGTGGAATGACTGAGCCGTTGGTTTCGGCGGTCGTTCCGTCTGGGGCAATTCTTCTTTGGTCGGGTTCTGTATCAAATATTCCGACGGGGTGGCGCATTTGTGACGGCGCAAACGGCACGCCAGATTTGCGAAATCGTTTTGTTGTCGGAGCAGGTAGTACATATGCGGTTGGCGCGACTGGCGGCGCAGACAGCGTCGCCCTGACCACAAGCCAGACGCCAAGCCACTCGCACACATTTAGCGGCACGACTAACACCACAGGCGCGCACACTCACACCGAACAAAACTACGACACAAATGGCAGCGGCGATGGTCCCGGACCGGGAGCGTCTTGCTGCGGTGGTGCAGTTGAGAATAGCGGGCTACAAACAATGTCAGCCGGCAGTCACAACCACACATTTAGCGGCACTACGAGCAGCGTCGGAAGCGGCCAGGCGCACGAGAACCGACCACCATATTATGCTTTGGCATATATTATGAGGTCGTAAAATGTCGCCTGAAGTAGAGCAAAGGCGGTATGAGATGTGCAAAAAATGTGACGATTTTATGTCGCTGACGAAACAGTGCAGACTGTGCATGTGCATTATGCCGCTTAAAGTAAAGTGGGCTGGGGCTACATGTCCGGCTGGCAAATGGGGGGCGAATCATAATGCCATTGGTCGAGATTAAGCCGCCTCCGGGCTTTGTGAACCACGGCACCGACCTTGAGAGCGAGGGCCGCTGGCGTGACGGCAGCCTAGTTCGCTGGCACGAGGGCAGCCTTCGGCCAGTCGCTGGTTGGGTTGACCGCGTAGGGACAGCGATTTACGCAGCCCCGCCGCGTGGCATGATTGCGTGGGATACTAATACCACGCGATGGATCGCGGCTGGCAGCTATAGTCACCTATACGCCACGACAGCTACGGGCATGACGACCGACATCACCCCGGTCGGCTACACGGCTGGCCTGCGTGACGCAGCAGTCAATACGGGCTACGGCGGCGGCCCCTTCGGGACTGGCTTCTATGGCCAGACACGGCCAGACCTCGGCAACTACTCTGAGGCCACGACGTGGTCTATGGATACGTGGGGCCAGTATCTGGTCGCCTGCGCGCCGACTGACGGTAAAATCTACGAGTGGCAACTTGACCCACTGGCGCCTGCGACCGCCGTGGCCAACGCTCCCGTGGACAACCTCGGCCTAGTGGTGACGGAGAACCGCTTCCTGTTTGCCCTCGGCGCTGGCGGCGATCCACGCAAGATCGCTTGGTCTGATTTTGAGGATAACACGACTTGGACGGCGTCCAGCACGAACCAAGCTGGCGACACGATCTTGCAATCTGCTGGTCAGATTGTGGCGGGCGCCCGTACTGAGGGGCAGACGCTAATCCTGACGGATCAGGACGCCCACCGTGCAGTCTACGTCGGCGCGCCATTTGTGTTCCAGTTTGACCGCGTGGGATCGTCCTGCGGCATTGTCGCGCGGAAGGCGCTGGCCGACACCCCTCGCGGCGTGATGTGGATGGGCCAGCGTGGCTTCTTTGCATACGACGGTTCAAGCGTGAACGAAATCCCGTGTTCCGTGACTGACCTTGTATTTGACGACATCAACCCGGCGCAAATGAGCAAGTGCTGGGCGGTCACCAATGGCCAGAACGGCGAAATTTGGTGGTTCTACCCGTCGTCAGCGAGCGATGACTGCGACAGCTATGTGGCGTTTGACTACACTGAAAACCACTGGCTGATCGGTAAGCTGTCACGCAGCTCTGGGTTTGACCGTGGCGTCTTCCGCTCGCCTATCTGGGCAAGCAAGGAAGGCCACATTTACAACCACGAGACTGGCTTCAACTACGACGGCTTGCCCGTATACGCTGAGACTGGCCCCTTCCGCATTGGTGCGGGCGATAATTTGGCGGTGATTACGAAAATGATCCCGGACGAGTTAAACCTTGGCGACGTCACGATGACGCTGAAGACGCGCCTATACCCGAATGCCGCTGAGACGGCGCACGGCCCCTACACGTTGACCAACCCGACTTCCGTGCGCGTGCAGGGTCGTCAGGTCAGGATGCGCTTGGACGCCAACACGCAGACGTCGTGGCGTGTCGGTAAGTTCAGATTTGATGTGAAGCAGGGCGGCGGCCGATGAGTGCCATCGCCCCGCCACCCGTCGGCCCCGATTGGAAAGTCTGGGCGCGCCAACTCTCGGCGTTCCTTTCGCGTTCGCTCGTGCGACTTCAGTTTAAGACGCAGAATGACACGGCGGCCGAAGACGGCGTCATGCTGTGGGACGGCGTATCTGGCTACCCTGTGGTGTCCAAGGACGGCGTTTGGCGTCAACTAGTGATGGCTGACGGTTATGCCGAATTTGTCAAGACGACCACCGTCACGGCGGCGGCGATCAACACCCCGTACGCTATTACGATGGACACGCCGCTGTTCGATAACGGTATCCACCTCGGCACACCCACGTCGCGCATTGTCTTCGACGAGGGCGGCGTCTACTTGCTTGCATTCTCGGCGCAAATTCTTGCCACAAGTGCCAACGCAATTGAGTTTAACTTCTGGCCGAGACTTGACGGCGCTGACGTTCCGTTCAACCGAATCACGACGAACACCAAGGCCAACGGGGTCACGACTGTGGTGTCGCGCACAATCGCGTTCACAATCTCCGCTGGGTCATACATTGAAATCATCTGGCAGGTGGACGACCTTAGTGGGAGACTTGCCGCCACCCCTGCCGCCACTTTGCCATCGTCTCCGTCGGTGACGCTCTCGATCACGAGGATACGCGCATGACGCACAAAGTTGACATGAGATTGGTCCCCGTTGACATGATCGATCAGCACTGGGCGACGTTTGGTCCGATGATCGAATTGGCGCAGAAGCGCGTGGCGGACCAGTGCGGTATGGACGACATCTTAGGCTGGCTTCACGACGGCACGTCCCGCCTCTGGGGCATTTATGTGGACGACGAGCCGATGGCTGCGATGACGACAGCAGACAAGAATTACCCCCGCAAACGCGTCATGGTCATTGAGATGATCGGCGGCGAGAGGGTTGACCTGTGGACGGGAGATGCGCTGGCTGAGTTGGCCAGAGTGTCCCGACTCGCAGGTTACAATGCAATAGAAACACACGCGCGCGCAGGGTGGTCAAAACTCGCAAAAAGGTATATGTTTACCCCAAAGCACGTCGCTTATGAAATGGAGCTTTAGTCTTGGCACAAGGTAAACAGACAGACACATTAACACCAACTGGGCCGGGCGTAGATTATTTTGCCAATACGGTTAACCCTGCGGCGTCAAACGTGGCTAATGCAGAGTTCACACCCTACGGCGGTCAGTTCGCCCCCGGCTTGAGTGACTACAGCACGCAGGCCGCGGGCATGTACGGCCAAGCTGGCGCAGCGGGCAATTACACCCCCGCGGACTGGAACGCGCTCACGCAACAGAATATGTCGGCCTATACACAGAACGTCATGGACCCGACGATGGCCCTGATGGATCGCGAGCGCCAGAAACAGATGGTCGGCGAGCAAGCCAACATCATCGGTTCGGGTGCGTTCGACAGCAGCCGACGCGGCGTCTTCGAGGGCGAGAGTTCGGCGGCATATGGATTGGGCCGCGACAAAATGGTCGCCGACTTGATGCGCCAAGGTTACAACGAGGCACAGGCTGCCACGATGAGCCAATTTGGAGCGCAGCAGGGCGCACTTGGTCAGGGCGCGGCTGGCTTGGCTGGCGTCGGCCAGATGCAGCAAGGACTGCAAGCGGCAGACCTCGCAGGTCAATATGGCGAATTTATGCGACAGTATGAAGACCCGTATAAGAAGCTCGGTGCGCTGACTGGCGCGTCTGCTGCGGCTCCAGTTGGTACGACGGAGACGTCTACCTACAAGCCGGGGGTTTGGGATTACATGACCTCCATTGGGTCGATGGGGTCTTAAATGGCAGCGATGTCAAATATGTCGCCACAGGCTCTTGCGGCTTGGGAGCAGCTAAACGCGACGTGGGGCAAGCCGCTGACTGTCAATAGCGCCTACCGCGACCCAGCGCAGAATGCGGCTGCTGGCGGGGCAAAACGCTCTCAGCACATGCACGGCAATGCATTTGACGTATCGACTGCGGGGATGTCCCAAGAGGATCGCGCGGCGCTCGTGCAGGCTGCAAAGTCTTCTGGTTTTACTGGATACGGCGGCTACAATAATTCACTACACTTTGACGTTGGCCCTAGCCGCACTTGGGGCGCAGATTACACAGGCGCGACGACGCCAGACTGGCTCACGTCGGCGTTGGGCGACGGCACGCCAGCCACGCAGGGCAGAACAAGCACACGAGGATCACAGCCGATGACGCCGACACAGCAAGCCCCGAAGGGCATACTTGAGATGATGGGCATCCAGAAGCGCGACCCGTCGGCGCAGGATCAGACGGCTTTGCCGTTCTACCAGCGCGACCAGTTCAAGAACACGATGGGCAACATCGCCGTGGCCGCCAATACACTGCGACAGAGTCCTGACGAAAATATCCCTGCGATGGTACAGGCAAACCGCCAGCAACGTGATGCTGAGCAATCGCGCAACAAGACAGTCGAATATCTCCGAGCCAATGGCCGCGAGGATTTGGCTAGCATGGTTGAGCAGGGTATGATCAGCGGTCAAGACGCGGCAGGTCAGTTGCTGGCTAAGCCTAAAGACAACCGCACTGCGGCAATGCAAAATTATGAATTCTTGACAGCCCAAGGTATGCCATCGCAGACCGCAATGGAGCGGGCGTTTGGTGGGACGGCGCCAACCATCAATATCGGCCAAGGCGGCGGTAAGTTTGAGGAGGCATTTGCAAAGGGCGATGCTGATGCGCTTGCAGAAGTCTCTGTCGCAGGCATGCAAGCAATGCGCAACATGGGTCGCATCGACGAGCTGGACCGACTGCTACAGGCTGCGCCGACGGGTGGTGTAGGCTACCTCAAGGGTCTTGCCGGCGAATATGGCATCAACACCGAAGGGCTAGACGACATCCAGGCAGCAACGGCATTGATAAACTCGCTCGTTCCAGAACAGCGCCAGCCCGGCTCCGGCCCAATGTCAGACGCCGACCTAGAGCTATTTAAGCAGTCACTGCCGCGGATCATCAACCAGCCGGGCGGAAACGCTCTCATTGTGTCAACGATGCGAGCCATCAACGATTACGACGCGCAGGGCGCCAAGATTGTTCAGCAGTTGCGGGCCGGAAAAATTGACAGGCCAACGGCATTCCAGATGCTTCAGGGTCGCCAGAACCCGCTGTCTGGGTTCAAGCCACCCGCGGCGGCCAGTCAAGACGGGCCACCTGCCGCTGGCGCGCCAGTCAACACCATTAACAGCATTTTGGGGGGCTGATAATGGAGCTTCAACACGCACAGCAACTTGTGGCTGCGATTCGCCAGCTTGAAAGTTTACCAGCGCTTTCGGAGGCCGAGGCTAACGCTTTAGCCAAAGCCAAGGCGGCGCGCCCTCAAGATGTGATCGACAGCTACCGCGCCGGCTATCGTGGCTTGGCACAGGGACTTACCCTGCGTGGTGGTGACGAATTGACGGCGGCAGTCCAAGGCGTCATCCCCACAGGCATGAATTACGAAGAGGCTCTCGCAGCGCAGCGCGAGGCTAACCGACTTGCACAGGCGGCAGACCCAGAAGCCTACGCGACTGGAGAGACCGCAGGCATGATCGGCACTGGCGCCGCAAGCATGGCAATACCGCAGATTGGAGCAAGCACGCTTCTGGGGCGGATGGGCGCAGGCGCGTTGACTGGCGCAGTCGGTGCATCCGCTCCAGATTTTCTCGGCGGTGAGGGCGGTTTCCAGCGTCGCCTGTCGCAGGTTCCACCGATGACCCCCGTCTACGGCGCTGTCGCAGGCGGCCTTGCACCAGCCGTCGGGCAAATCGCAGGCGGCGTTACTCGCACAGTTCAAAACATTGGTCGAGGCATCGAAGGCTACGGCTCACGGGCCAGCCAAGTAGCCGCCAAGGGTGTCGGGCGCACAGTAGCGTCTGGCGAAGATATTCAGGCTTACTTGCGCAACTTGGGGCCAGAGGCCACGCTGGCAGACGTACCCGGCGGTCCGCAGGCGCAGGCAATGGGCCTCGCAGCGCAGCAAGGCTCTGGCGGGACAGTTGTGTCGCAGGCTCTGAGGTCACGGGCAGCAGGCAGCGAGGGTCGCATTGATGACGTTGTGACCGACGTCGCGGGTGATCCAAGCGCAGCATTCCGTCAGCGTCTTGCCCTTGAGGCAGAGCGTAAAGGCACTCTCGGCCCAGATTATGAGGCTGCCACGGCGTATCAAGGCCAGCTTGACGTCAGCGACGCTCTAGGCACCATTGACTCCATGCTTGAGAGCGCCGTCGGCGGCACTCAGGCGCGCCTCAATGCCTACAAGCGTATGCTGTCCAGCGACGACGGCCAAATTTCTGCCGCTAAATTGCACAACATCCGCACACAGATTAACGACACCATGAGCGCAGCCACACGGCAAGGTCGTGGCGGCGTCGTGGCGTCGCTGAAGCCACTGCTCCAAAAGATTGATGACGAGCTTGATCAGGTGCCGAACTATACCGCCACCCGCACTGGTTACGGCAACGTGAGGGAGATGGAGCGCCAAATCGACTTCGGGCGTGCCGCACTTGCGCCGGGCCGCAGCACAACATCACCGGACGAGTTGCGCCGATCTTTCTCGGCGTTGTCCGACGCACAGAAGGACGCTTACCGCACGGGCGCTCGCGAATATGTGGCTGCCCTTATGGGTACGGCTCGCAACGCCCCAGCCACTGCTTGGGGAGAGCTGATGACGGGATTCAACGACAAGAAGCTGCGCATCCTGTTCGGCGACGCAGAAGCTGACAGGATCATGCAGACGTTGCGTGCAGAGAAAGCATTTTCCGAAACCAGCGGGCGTGTCACTAGTGGTTCAATGACATCCCAGCGTCGCATTGCCGAAGAGGAACTTGGCCCAGTCCGCGACCCTGACACTGGCAGGATGCCGGGGCCAGTATCCCGTGTTAAAAACACGCTGAACGAATCCATAAACTCGGCCATTGACTCCGTGGTTTACGGGGCGCGGCGATCCCAAGCGAACCTTGAACTTGGCAAACTACTTTCGCTGAAAGGGGCCGAGCGCGACACGGCTCTACAAGCACTGCTGGCCGAAGCACAGCGGCAGTCGCAAAGTACGCGCAGCCAAGCCATCATCCAACTATTAACGCAAATGGGCGTTGGGGCAAATATCCCATCCATCGGCAGTGAGGACTAATATGAACCCCGAAGACATGATTGACGACGAAGACATCCTTGACCTGCTTGAAGACGCTATCGAGGGCGAAGTCGAAGTCGAGGAGGAGGGCTTCAAAGCTCTCACCGAGGACCAGATCGAGTCAATCGCGTCGGCCGCAATTACGGACGCCGTAGACTTCATTGAGGCAGAGCTGACCGAAGGCCGCGTGAAGGCGCAGCGATACTTCGACGGCAAGACTGACATCGGCCACGAGGACGGCCGCAGCAAGATTGTGGCGACGAAGGTTCGCGACACGATCCGCGCAGTGAAGCCATCGCTGATGCGGGTCTTCCTGTCATCTGGCCGACCCGTTGAGTATGTGCCATCTGGCCCAGAGGACGTGCAGATGGCGGAGCAGGCGACGACCTACGCTAACTACAAGTTCAACGAGATGAACGGCTTCCGCATCCTGTCCGACGCATTCCACGACGCACTGCTGAAGAAGGCTGGCATTGTGAAGGTGTTTTACGAGGACCGAGACACGTCGGAAATCCACACGTTCACGGGCTTAGACGACATGCAGTATTCTGCGGTCATCACCGACCCCGACGTCGAAGTGATCGAACATTCAATGGAGGCTGGCGTGACCATCGCCGACGGTATGGGACTGCCAGAGCCGACGACGCACGACGTGAAGTTGATCCGTCGGTCATCCGCAGGCGACATCCGCATGATGTCCATTCCACCAGAAGACTTCTTTATTGACCGCAACGCACGCTCCATCGACGACTGCTACTGCGTCGGCCACGGAAGCGAGATGCGCGTCGGCGACTTGGTGGACATGGGCTTTGAGTATGACGACGTCGTCGACCTTGGCGGGCGTGACAGCCTGAACCAAGAGGACGACGAGCGCCGCGGCTACACAGTGAACCCCGACGAAGACGAGAACGCCATTGACCCGTCAATGAAAAGCGTGTGGGTGACGGAAGCCTACATGCGCGTAGACGCCGACGGCACTGGCTCACCGACGCTCCACCGCATCATCATGGGCGGCGGCAGCTATAAGTTGCTGTCGGCAGAGCCGTGCGACCAAATTCCGTTTGCCGTGTTTGAATGTGACCCCGTCCCCCATTCGTTCTGGGGCAATTCGCTGGCCGACCTGCTCATGGACGATCAGGATGCGGCGACGTCCATCATCCGTGGCGTACTGGACAATATAGCCATGACGAACACTCCAAGAATTGGTGTGGTCGAAGGGCAGGCGGACATGTCAGACGTGTTGTCGAACGAGGTCGGCGGCATCATCCGTATGCGACAGCCGGGCGCAGTCGTGCCGTTCGCCATCCCGTTCACCGCTGGCCAGACGCTGGGTGCGGCACAGTATTTCGATCAGATGATTGAGTCCAAGACGGGCGTCTCTCGTGCGTCTATGGGCTTGGCTCCTGACAGCCTACAGTCAACCACCAAGGCAGCCGTGCAGGCCACCGTGCAGGCCGCCGCAGGGCAGATTGAGGTGATGGCACGCAACTTTGCGGAGGGCGGCATGAGAACCATGTTCAAGCTGCTGCTCAAGCTGATCGTGAAGCACGCCGACGCGCCACAGTTCATGCGCCTCAATGGTGAGTTTACGTCAGTGGACCCACGGGCGTGGAACACGTCGATGGACCTGTCAGTTAATGTCGGCCTCGGCACTGGCCGCGAAGAAGAGAAGGCCGCAGCATATCGCGAAGTTCTCGGCCTCCAGATGCAGGTTTACAACCAGTACGGCCCCGGCAACGGCGTCGTGTCTCTGGTGAACATCCGCAACACAGTGGCCGACATGATGGCCAGCGCAGGCATCCGTAACTCTGAGCGCTACTTCCAGCCGATTACGGCGGAGCGTGAGCAGGAGATGGCACAGCAGCAGGCGCAGCAGGCGCAGCAGCAGGGCCAGCAGGGGCCGCAGGATGCGCAGGCGATGGCATTCATGCAGGCCGAGCAGATCAAGGCGCAGACCAAATCCCAGAGCGACGCAATGCGCGTCCAACTTGATGCTCAGAAGGCAATCATGGAGGACGACCGCAAGCGCGACCAGATGTATCAGGACATGATGCTCAAGAACGCTGAGTTGCAAGGCAAATTCGGAATGCAGGCCAACGAGCAGGCAATCCGGGCCGAGCAGGAGCGCCAGCGCATGATGCAGGGTGGCGCATAATGGAGCCTTCGGTGAAGGCGACCCGCGCCCAGCAAATCTTGAACGATGAGGTTTTCACAGAAGCTCTTTCTGTGTTAAAGAAGGATAGCATTGGGGTATTCTTATACCCCACGGCTACCGACGAAGAAATAATGGAAGCGCGCAAGGCAGTCTTGGCGCTATCGCTCGTGGAGCGGCAACTCCAGCGTTTTGTTGACGACTGGAAACTGCTTGAGCGAAAACAGAAAGGATCGGCACCATGAGTGACATGACCGACACCAGTTCTATTGACGCAGTCGCAGCATCTTTGATGGAGTCTCCAGAGGTTGAAGCCCCTGAGGACGAAATTGTAGAGGCCAGCGACGAAGATGAAGCCGACGAGCAATTGGAGGCTGACGACGACACGACGGAAGACAACGCCGACGACGTCGAAGACGAAGAAGAAGACATCGAACAGGACGATGAGCCAGAGGAGCCAGAACAGGCACTGTTTACCGTAAAGGTTGACGGCAAGCCCAAGCAGGTCACCCTCACTGAGCTTCAGCGTGGCTATTCGGGTCAGGCTTTTATCAACCAGAATTTGGAGACACTCGCACAAGCTAAGAAGCAAATGCAGGAAGAGTATTCCCAAGTTCAGCAAGAGCGCCAGTTTCTGGCCGACTTCCGCCAGCGTGCGGAGAGCGGACAGGTTCTCACACCGCCAAAGCCCCCATCGCGTGAGCTATTCCAGCAAGACCCCATCGGTTACATGGAATCCAAATTAGCTCACGATGATGCGATGGCCGAATACCAGCAACAACAGCAGCAGATGGCGGCAATAACTGATCGGCAACGCGCAGATCAAAACCGTCAGCACCAAGCATATCTGCAATCGCAAATGCAAATCTTGCAGGAGCGTGTCCCAGAATTTGCCAACCCTAAGACGGCGGCAAAGTATCGGGACAAGATGGTGCAGGCTGGCATTGATGAGTATGGATTTAGCGCCGACGAACTGACCAGCGAAGGCGATGCTCGCCGACTCTCTGTTCTGTCCGACGCGATTAAATTCCGTGAGCAACAGAAGGCTGCCGGGATCGCACGCCAGCGTGCCGAAACCGCTCGACCAGTTGTTAAACCCGGCGTCCGACGCCCCGCCCAAGCCTCTGAGGCCAAGCGAGCAAAAGACGCTCAATCCCGAATGAGAAAAACAGGCAGCGTCGATGACGTTGCAAAATTTCTCCTTAGTTAACAGGAGCCTATCATGGCCGTTACAGCAAATACCAACGAGACATATAACGTCTCAACCATCAAAGAAGACCTTCAGGACGCGCTGATTTCCATCTCGCCAACTGAAACGCCATTCATGTCGTCCATCGGCACGAAGAGCGTCTCCAACACCTACTTCGAGTGGGCTACAGTTGACCTCGCGGCTGCGTCCTCGACAAACCGCGTCATGGAAGGCGAAAACGCTCCAGGCAATGACGCGCCAACGAACGCTACTCGATTGGGCAACTATGTTCAGCTGTCGGACAAGGTTGTTGAGGTAAGTGATACCGCGGAAGCCGTCAACGGCGTTGGCGATGCACAGCGCGTCGCAAAGCAACTCGCCTATAAGTTGAAGGAAATGAAGCGCGACATGGAAACCATGTTGGTCGGCGACAACAACGCAGCCGTCGCAGGCGCTTCTGGCACAGCTCGTGAAACCGCGTCCCTGTCCGCATTCTTGCGCACAAACGTAGATCGTGGCGTTGGCGGTGCAAACGGTACGCTATCTGGTACAACAGCGGGCTACCCTAACGCAGCAGCTACAGACGGCACGCTGCGTGCGCTGACTGAGGACATGCTCCAGGGCGTGATCGCATCCTGCTGGGATGAAGGCGCAGAGCCGACTTTGGTTCTCTGCGGATCAGGCGTGAAGCAAAAAATCAGTTCCACTTTCACTGGTTCGGCGACTAAATTCAAGAACGTTGACGACAAGAAAGTCGTTGCCGCAGTTGATATCTATGTTTCCGACTTCGGCGAATTGCAGATCGTGCCATCGCGTTTTGTACGTTCCCGCGACGTTTTCGTACTCGACCCGTCGCAGGCTCGCACAGCTTACCTGTCCAACACAAAGCAGAAGCCATTGGCTCGCACAGGTCACTCTGAGCGTCGCCTTATCTCTGCCGAGTATGGCCTCCAGGTTGACACTGAGAAGGCTCACGGGATCATCGCAGACATCAACCCTGCGTTGTAAGCCTACACTAAAAGGGGGGTCACATCGTGACCTCCCTACCCCCTTAACGACGACAGGATATTCCAATGAAGATTAAACTGATTGATGGCCGTGGCGTTTGGCTCGACGGCAAGCAGCAGGCATCTGGCTACGAGGCCACAGTGGCCGACGTCACTGGCAACGCGCTGGTCAAGTCTGGCCTGGCCGTTGAAGTGAATGACGCAAAGGTTGAGAATAAAAAGTTTCAGGCACTAAAGCCCAAGGCAAAGCCAAATGCTGACTGAAGTCACCGAAAAGTACGCATTTGACAGCGACGGCACCATGCGCATCACCCGGTCACAGGACGTTCAGAGCCTGATCGATCAGAACAGGCACGAGGCCGATGCAGCTCCGTCCATGTTCGGTCAGGCCGCCGTCCGGAAGATCGGCAGCATCCCGTTCGTCATCGCCGAGGCTTGGTCGCGTGAATGCGGCGCAGGTATTGGCACGAAGGAGTTTGCGGTTTACTGTAAACGCAAACTAATGGACGGCGACTTTGCCGCATTTCGCATCAAGGAACAGTAGCAGATGAGTGACGACGCCCGCCTTGAGCGCATTGAGAAGAAGTTGGATCAAGTCGGCGACGCCATCGTGGCATTGGCTCGCATGGAAGAGCGCATGATTACGCTG